AGTAAATGAAAGAGATCTTTAACGGCGGGACCAAAACAAAAATACCACCTAAAGATTAGGATCTCACAAAATCCTAAGACCTGGGTGTAATTAATTATTATATATATAATATAATTAATACTATAATAATTAGTAAACTCCATTAAGGCAGATTAAAATTTACGTTGCGTTATGTTCGCGGGCTCACTTACTTAACCTAATATATATTATCTCGAATATATACTAGGAACACACAATCGAATCAGACATTAGGTTACAGATCTTAGAAAATAATATGCCTACCTTAACGAGTGCGCACGGTCATATTGTTTTCCTTAACAGCTCCTTCATTATTTTAAATAACTCTATTTAAAATATAATATATATATCCCCCTGTAATAAAACAACTAATATATATACTCTTACTGTATTAATTTAATATATAATAATAAACAATTAATACTATATCTGATATCCGGTACCGGAAAATATATAATACTATATATTTAACCCACCCACGCTTTTTATATAAAGCTTAGCAAAATATAATATATATAATAATATACTATACTATATAGATCTTATCTGAGATATGGGGGCGGAAAATATAGAAAAATTAGAGACCTGTTAAACAGGAATTTTTAGGCCGAAATTTTCCTTTATATAATAAAAGCGATACGGGCTCCGGTGTCTATTATATTATATGTACATATAACATAAAGAACGACGCCGTCGCCTCTAATCTATTTTTATTAGCTATCATAGCTCCTATATATAATACGCGCTTCATTCCGCTTCGTTCGCTATGCTCACTTCGCTTCACTCCGCTTTAATATATATAATATAATAATACGCTCGCCTCGCTGTGCTCGGCTTGCTTATCTTATTATATATATACTCTTATATATAAACGTCGCTTACGCTAGGACACTACAATCCCCATATATGTTTAACTCGCTTCGCTCGTTTCACAATAATATAATATATACGGCTCGCTTCGCTCGCCTTGATATACTATCTATATACATATATATACTTCCGCTCGCTTCGCTCGCTTAATAATATATACTATATATAATACAAGACTACTCTCTTTAGAAAAGAGAGGTATTAGAGAAACCTGATAAATAATAATAAATAATACTACTACTTTCTTTAGGAAAGAAAGATATCAAAGAAACTATTAAATGTGCTCGCTTCGCTCGCACTAAATATAAAATAAAAACTAGCTACTTTCTTAAGAAGAAAGTATCAAAGAATCTATATAGCCCTCGCTCCGCTCGGGCCATTCATATCTTCAGTTAACGTGATCGTAAAAAGTAAAGGGCTCGCTTCGCTCGCCCATAATACTATTTCTTATTAGCTCTCGTAAACGTAATCGCTAAAAGAAAAAAATATATATAAGCAAAAATAACAGCTCATATATATAGTTAACAAAAAAATAAGTTTTAGCAAAAGCTATATACCAAAAGTAAAAATATATACATTTAGTTAAAGCTATATATTATAATATAACTATTACCTTAACTAAATGTATATAATGAAAAAAATACGGTTTAGCCTAGATGGGCGAACCCTTCCAGAACTAAACCGTATATTTTTGCCACTGTTCTTAATGTCGTCTTCAGGCTCGTGGCTAACTAGTATGACCTGTCCACGCGTAATATCCTCTATTACGAGAGGGAATAGCATTCATGGCCCTATTTCCATGGCCCATTTGGTTGCTTTTTACTCCGTTTCAATAAGGACAACCAAAACAACTCCTTACTGATGGTCTGCGTTTATACCCTTCGCAGTAGGCTTTTCGGTTCTTTAAAGTCTACCGTCAAAGACTGGGGAGTTAAGCCTCCCCACCTTCTGTTGCTTCTGGTGTAGATACTACCATTTCAATGCCTTCTTCAGCATCGTTACTAGCACCAAAAGATTTCTTCAAATTGCGTAGCTCGTCGCTAACTTTTGCTTCGGCAAATGCTTCTTTGCCTTCGTTAACGATGACCGCAGTAGCACCCATAGCTAATTCTGCAGTCTTTTTAACAGCACCAAATAGACCTTTAGCACTTAGGCCTACAGCACCGATGCCTACGTCTTTTACTGTATTGGTCTGACGACCAATAAACTTAGTGGCAGATTTTGCCCAACCTGCCACTGTAGTATTACGTTTTGCACGGCTAAATGCATCAGAAATGTCTTTTAGACATTCATCTGGGCACTCTACTTTAATGCCACCATCGATATCTTCGACAGTGCCATTATATTCTACCGTAATTTTTTCCTTCATATAATCAATAATAGAAGGATTAGAATGTTTTAAGTTAAAAGTTGCCATAGCGGACAGCCTCCTTGTTAATTAAAAAACAAAGGGGGCAAATGCCCCCTATATTAGATAAGGTCTTCTGCGGAGACCTCTTCCGCCTTGATTTCACGAATCAAGTTAAGCGTGTTATTCACGCAAGTCATTCTGTGCTTAGCGTTTGGTGTATTCTTAGGGCGTAATGCCTTAAGTTCTTCGTTAACTTCAGCGATTTCATAAGCGTAAGAGCTACGAACGCCGAATGCTAATTTAACACCATTATCAGCTTCACCGTTATCAAATTTAACAGTATCACCAGCGTGTAATTCTACACCTTCTGGAACTTCTAAAGCATAACTATGCTCTTGAGATAAACGGCTAATACGAAGCATTACACCAGCAGATTTAGCTTCTTTAAGAGCTTCTGCTAATGCTTTAAATTGTGCACGGTCTTCCGCAGAATCCGCGTCTTTCATAACTGCATCAGCAGTCTTTGCTGGAGTCAAACCAGCTTTTAAGTGCTTCATGATAGAATACGCACGAATCGCAACAGCGTCGCTAGTCACGATTTCACCTGTGAAACGTTCATAACCACTAGCACGGTCAGTGAACAAATTCACGAGTTGAGTAACGGCATTAATGCCTTTGCCAACGTAAGACGCACCTTCGACTTCTACACGAACAGGCTTAGTGTCACGTACACCATTAATACCTGCTACGGTAGCAGAAAGCATTTGAGCCCAGCCATTGCTGTTAGAACCGAATAAAAATGCTACTACGTTTGCGAATTGTTTTTTGTTAGACATGATATGTCCTCCTTTGATAAAAGTATCCCGATAAAGCGACACGGGATGAAAAATAAAATCTCTCCTACCCACACACTGTAGGAGATATCAAGGCTGAATAAGTCAATGCTTATTCTAGCCCTCATATCTCCCGCAGTTCTCACCGCGGAAGAGAGGAGAAAAAATTATGAATACCGGGTCCATGACGAACCCCAAAAAAGATTTCGGCACGGAGTGCTCTCCACCTCATTAAGGTATAAAACCTTATATACGGCACCCAGGAATACACGTGTATTTGTAAGGGTTGTATATAGGGAGGTATTATGCTTTTAAGGAAGCTATATCCCTGAGTGCCTTATATAAAGCTTTATACAGATTAACCTAATAAGAAGAGAAGGTCACAGGAGATTTCGCCCCGGAGGGGGAACTATAAATAGTTACCCTCCAGAGAGAAATTTCTAATGACCTAGCGTTTTTCTAATTTATGCTTTTGTACTTGCATAATAACGCTAGATGTAATGAACCAACCTAATAAGAAGAAGAAAATACGATAAGTGATTGGATGTTCTTCATAAAAAGAATTTAAATAATTTACGATTGCGTTTGTCATGATAATATCCTCCACGTAAATGAATTAAAAAATTGGTGCCGGCAATTCCTTACCAGCACCTAATAAATATTTAATCAGCTAAGATTGCTCTATAGCCTACGACCTCACGGCCAATTAATATATAACCTTGATACTCTCTAATAATATCAGATGTAGTATCAGATGTAGTAACAGAGAATACTCCTCCGTCAACATCTTGAAGTAAATAATTGTACAAAGTTTCTAGTGGCATAATTTTCTCCTCCTGCCATAAATAGAAAATAAAGGACAAAATGTCCTCATGAATAATTTCGCCACGGAGTGGCAAGAAAACTTCGAAGAATATTTAGCCCCGGCGGGGGCGTCTTTATTCGCCCACAAGCATCTTAATTGTCGCAGAAAACAATTTACGATAAGAATACTCTGTACAGAGATACATCGGCCGACGTTCATAACTAATACAGTCTTCGTCGTCGTCGCCACTAATATCTGCCCAAGCCTTAATTTTAATGACAGGCTGGCCGTCAAAATTACACATATTTACAGAAACAATATCATCTCTGTAATATTTAGCTTCGATATATTCCAAAGCTTTATTGCTATCTGGTACATCGATAATTTGGTCGGGGAATATCTCCCCGAAGAAAATGAAACGCATAATAGTTTCCTCCATAAAAATAAAGAGACGTATTTCTACGCCTCTCTTACTAGTACACCATTAAATACATTCTCAGCTTTGAAGTGAATATATGTTACTCCTTCAACTTCAAAACCAGGAGCGAAACCTTCGTCGTCAAAATCTAAAACGATAGGCTTCGCACTGTTAATATTAATACCGACAGAAGCATATGCTTCAGCGATATCATAAACACTAGAACAAGGTTCTACTGCTTTTAATTCAGCAAAACCTTTGAAAACAAAACCTTCGGCATAACAGCCGTAAATTGCTAATTGTTCCATGATAATACCTCCTATGGAAACAAAAGAAAAATGAGGAAAGTTCCTCAAAGAAAATTTCGCGACGGAGTCGCAGAATAAAAACAACTAGTAAACTACCGATGCCAGATTGCATACCACACAAGAAAAAAATAAATTACATAATAAAATCCTATACAGGACTACGTCGTAATTAAAGGAAAAAGTGGTAGTTAAGCATTCGACGACTAGAGACGAAATGACGCGGGCACGCAACCCAATGTCATGAGCGACAGGAGGCGAATGCGGTCCCGCCCACTATTAAATTATTTATTAGCTACTACTCTCTTAACTAATAAATAATCACAAGGGGCGGGTAACTACCACTGAACAATATATATTAAAAATAAAAAATTAAGCTTTAGTCACAGATAATATTATTATATCCATAACTAAAGCTTAATAGATTATTCTTCGCAATTATAGTGATTAATAACTTTCACGTGTTCATTGCGAATACTTGCTTTATTATGTGGCCAGAAGTCTGCATGACTCCAGTCACCTTTTGCAAGATAAAAATCAGATTCTCGGTCGTTGCGTTCTAGTTCCCGCATAATCTTAACAGCTTCTTTACAGCTATTGGTGTCGACAACTTTTGCACAACCAAAAAGACAACGGGAATTGCTGATTGTTTGAACCGCGATAATAGAAATCATGATAGTCTCCTCTGCCGGATTATAGTGTCGGTCGCACTTAAATTAAACAAAATGAGGGCAATATACCCTCGTATATGATTTCGGCACGGAGTGCCAAGAAAACTTTTTGTTCCCCCTTCAGGCCTTGTTTACTTTTGATGACGAGACATCAGTGCTAGACCCGAAGGGGAAACTTTTTATTCGATAACTGTAACCATCATAGCAACAGATTTAATTTCTCTGTTGCCTTTTTCAAATTGATTAAAGCACATGTTGTCGATTTGTACTTTAACTTTAACAGAGCCATAAGACTCGATGATCATGTCACGAATCTCCTTAATAATAGACACACCACATAATTGAGTGTATCCATTACCTTTAAGGCTTTTTACATAGATACCGTCAGATGGAGCTTTACCATCTAGACCTTTTGCTTTGATGGATTTGGCTATAGAGCCTTCCATTAAAACAAATTCGTCATAACGAAGAACTTCGCCTTCATTAAGCTCTTTTCTAAAACCTTGAGCTACTGCTACCTTAGAGGCAGCATTAACAAAGTCGTTAGATTTTAATAACAACTGTTTCTTTGGTAATGGTAATTCCATACCGTCTAATGGAGTTGTAATAATGTACAAGCTGCCATTTTCGCGCACGAATAATTCGTAAGAACCATTAATAATAGGATCGCAGAAAAGATACTCATCTGCAGATAATCCTTTATTGAAGAAGACATATTCGCCTTCTTCTTCATTAAGGCCTGTTGCTGGATAATAGCCAGCTTCAGCACCTTTAAAACGTGGAGTTACTTCCACCACTTTTAAAGACTCCATTTGTTTTTCTTCACTAGCATGTTCCCATGCATAATGAACTAAGTCTTTCTTCAAGCAAACGGAACCATAAATGAAGCCTGCTTCACGAGCTGCTTCATATAAGTTTGTCTCGTCTGGGTTAATATCCATACCCCAAATGAGCATATTTCTAACATAGTTAGAAATCTTACCCATAGGAGAGCTCATAAGTTCCCCCTTAACGTTTTGATTCGAAGACTTGCGGATGTCTTCAATCAACTCATTAATATAGCCAGTGAGGCCTTTTGCATCACTGTTCTCTTTTTTCAAGTTGATGCCGTAAGCATCTACTGTAGCTTTCAACTGCTCTAATGCAGTTTGAGCTACTTCATTCTGGATCTCATACAATCCAGACTTAATACCTAAACTTTTTTGTTGTTGTTGTTTTTGATTGATCTTCATTATTTTTCTCCTTTTAAATATTCACGACCAATTTTAACAGCATCACTTAAAGTAAGTGTGCCGTCTTCTAAGTTAAAATCTATGCAAGCATATTGTTTGCGACGCATAGAATGAATGCCTTTCAACATTTCGCCAATAGGGTCAAACGCTGTACCAGGGCCAGCTTTCGCCATATCGATGATATGTCCGATCAAGCTTGGAGCTATGATTAAGATATCCACAAAGTAATTTAAGATTGAATCATTGCTCAAATCGGAATTCAAGAATTCTTCATATAGAGCAATAACAACATCGTTGGAACATTCATCTTCATGAATATCACCAACGCTGAAATGACGTTGATATGCCTTTTTAGACATATCAATTTTTGATTCTAAATTCTTGCGAACAATATCACAAGACTTAATAAAAATTTCAGCATCACGATTATTAACAATTTCAAGAACGAGGGAAGACTTATTTACATACTTCCCTACGTTCATATCGGTTAATCCGGATACGAATACGCTTTCAATGAAGTCTGCATAACTGCTGGCTTCAAGCAAACCTTGAACAGCAGTTTCGCTTTTAATGCCGACCATATAATGAACTTTGCCATTATACATGTCGGCATCTTCACCGACCAACCATAAATGCTTGTCAGTATCGTGGTCAGATCCACCCTGAGACATCTTAAAGAACTCAGAACCAGTACAAACGAACCCGCTAACTGGGATCATTTTAAGTTCGTCAAGTGCAGCATCAACTAAGCCACGAGCTAATTTTTCAAGGTTATTCTTAACGCCTTTAGATGCTAAATGTTTCATAGCATCCTTTAGATATTCATCATATCTATCTTTTAATAGATTAATGAAATACTGTGCTGGACGGATCACAGCTTTATATGATTCGCCAGCATGTGGAAAGCGAATGCCTTCCGCTTTGATGCCGACTTCTAAAGTCAATACTAAATCTAATAATTCCTTATCAGACTTAGCATTAATTAAAGTCTCCTTAACTTCAGGAGAGCTTTCGTTACCGTACGCATCGACTGTGCGATAACCACACTTTCTTAGTGTACGAATGAATTTGGCGTTAGATACGCCAATTTCATCTTCCTCCACCAACCTAGTAGAGGAAATTTTTAATACAGGATCTACTTCTGCAGTAGCCATAAAGCTACCGGAATCAGAATCCCATTTGCTGTTTTTTGTCATTTTGTTGAGAGCCTCAACAATATTTTTGACAAAACTAATGCCGATTTGTTGATCTTCTTTTAGGATCTCTGGCATTAATGCAACTGCTCTGTCTACTTCAGAGCCAGAGAAATTCCCTTTAAAATGATTTTCAATTTTTACAGAGATTTCTTTCTTTGCTACTTGTGCAATGTATGCACGATTTAATTTTTTATTCATGTCTATTTTCTCCTCTCATGAATAATACTAAAATACTACACAACATATTGACAGTGTTGTGTAGAAATTCTTCCTTTGGTCTCATGGAAGAATTGTAGAATACGCCAGCTCCATGCTTCTTGAGATGGAGCTAATTCAGGCACGCGTTTCATGCCATTTTCATCAGTAATGGCAAGAAGTCTACCGTTTGGATTGCCAAAGATGGCAACATTATAATTGCCTTTCTTGTAACAATCACTAAATTTTTCAGCATGGACAACACCATCTTCCATGCCATAGATTTTAACTTTATCCATAGCCAAGAAAGCTTGTTTCCAAGCTTCCATAGATTTGCCATGGAGAGGTTGACTGCCTACCTTGACAGATAGAGCAGTTATCCGCATTTGATGGTAGCTTGGTTTAGCCATTGGCATACCGTACGCATCACAAAACCATTCATGATGGTGATATGCCATACCATCGTAGCTGTCACCAAACTCAGTGCTGTCGAGTTTCGGAACAACAGCTATACAATCTTTTGATAAATCAAAAGATACTGTTTGTGCTGGAGCTGCAAATAGCCCAACATACGTGTTGAGCTTTTGCGCTTTACCAGGACTTAAAGCGATTTGTTCGAAGCCTTGTGCACAAAGAGCTTGCACACGTGCTTCGAACTTCTCGCGTTCAGACTCAAATACCATTACTAGCATGAGTTGTCTGATCATGCTAGGTGATAATTGTAAAGCATTCAAATGTTTTAATAGGAGATGCTCCTTTGTCATCTCCAAAACATCCTTAATATCTTCGACTTCTCTTAAATGTGAGAAGTCTAACTTAACTACACCGGGAATATAATTCGGTGTATTCACATACACCTTATTTTCCCATCTAATCCCATCGCTAGGGCCATCTAAACAGATGACCCCATTAGCGACTGATGCAGTAGTAGTATCCCCACTCTCAAGGATACCACTAACTGGTAAACTAGAAACGCTCACATGCGCTAATGGCACGCGAGCTTTCCCTTTTAGCTCAAACGTAAAACTGGAGATATTGGCAGTTTCAAATTGCTGCAATGCCCCCAAATCTTCCATATAATTATGGAAGATTACTTTTGCTGCTTGTTCAGCAGCTTTTTGTTTTCTTAAACTTTTTAAATTTTTCATGTTATACCTCCCATGGATAACACAAGTAAACAAAAATAGTTTAACGTCATTTCGGACAAAGAAAGATTATTTAATATCTTTCACCTCCTTATAGCGTTCAAAGGTGATGGATGGAGCGTTATTTTCTCTCATCCATGTCTTAGCGGCTTCAATAGAATTGAAGCCTTTAAATTTTGCGCTCTTACCATGAGTGTATTCTTTACACTCGTCCCAAGAGCGAACAAAACCAGTAAACTCTACGCTTATTACAGCGTACAATAAATATTTGCTGGATTTTTCTTTTTGAGGAACACCATTGGCTTCCTCAACATTCTTCTTAATAGAAGTATGTTTAGACCAAAAGAATGTATTTTTTTCTGGACCAGCAACGGCCATTATTTTGCCGTTACGAGTACTAAATACGCCGAAGAAACCTTTATTCTTTTGAGAAGGTTTTACTTCTGTTTCGATACCACAGCTTTTATAATAAGCTGCAGCATCTTTGCAGAATTGTTCTGCAGAGCGGTTGCTTGTTGTAACCACTTTAGAATAGGAACCATTTAAAACTTCGATGAAAATAACTTGTGTAGTCATAATAGACCTCCCTTGGGCATGCGTCCCAAATAAATTTTCGTCATGTTTAAAAGTTATTGACGTAACATGGCGAAGTGAATGATCGAGCAACTTCAAGTAAGTATCTCCTTATGAGATATTAATTAACAGCAGCTCGAGAAAAAATATCCAGTTTAATGACATATGACAGGTCAATCAATTTTACTCCTAATAAAATCAATACCGCAAGCAGTAGGGCCAACATAGGGCTATAAAAATAGGAGTATAAGGAATTAAATTATTCCTTTATTTAACACATATAATATTATATATGCTAAATAAAAGAAGTACCGATATTTATATAGCACTTCGGTACAAGAGTGCTTATTATTATGGCTTAGTAAATATAAGTCTCATAATGAGGCCATCTTTCTTTAAACCATAATTCAAAGTTCCAATAGTATTTGGAACTGTTGATTTCTTTATGCATTTGCATAAAGAAGACTCTCCAGTTCCAATCCTCTGGAAGTTCGAAATCTTCCATATCATGGAACTGGTCAAAGAAATATGCTGGGCCTTCAGCATCCCAGTATCTTTCTTCAAGGCGTTGTGCTTCCAACGCCTTGTCATCAGAATAATGAAGATGATTACCACTATAATGGCCATCATAAAGATCGACTACATCATAGTAGCCGATTTTCTTGGAGACTTGTCTCCATTGGTCACCCTCCCAAAAGAGGGCATCATATTTATTAGTGAGGATAACATATGTATCCTCATCCAAAGTGTATTCATGCTCGAATACACTTAGGAAATCTTGTGCACCGACTTTGAGAAAATCTTCCCAAAGGCGGTTAGAAATACCTTTTTCTCCAGTTACTGAATTTTCACTGGAGAAATAACTTCCTAAGATTACTTGTGCTAAAGCACAAACAATTTTATTTGTTCCGATCGGAGAAGTAAAATACTTCCCGTATTCGGATGGGTGCCAATCGTATATATCTTTACCGAATACTTTGATACCGCATGTAGTAGCTTCTACTTGGTAAGTAAAGCCACCCACCAAGTAGAATAAAGAAGGTCTGCCATGGAAGCCGGAGCCTTCATATAGGGTACTATGATGTAACCCTATTGTGTTTACGCCGTTATGGCTATCAATAAGATAACCACAACGGTTTACAAACAATGGAGCTGCTTGCTCCATTACTTCAGTCGGAATGGCTAATGTTTTGCCACTACCATTAAGATAATGGCTCAACCACATAGTTGGCCAGTATAAGGCATGGATTGCCTTAATCCGACCAAACGTTAACTTATCCGCAACACGGATAAGTTTAAACAATATAATAAACATCCAGCGCAATGTTGGAAGTTGCAACGCTTTAACAGCGTTGATAGCAACACCTACCGCAACTACAGCTGTTGCAATAGTAACGATAATAACAAAACCCAATAATGTGTTTAAAGTTTTCATGATATTTTCCTCCCTATCATGACAATAAAAATAAAGGGCATAATATATCCCTTATATAAGAGCTATATCTTATATATATAATATAGCTCTTATATAAAGAATGAGTTAGTATTTGTATAGCGTCCTAACTCACGACGCTTCTCTTAGCACCTAAACACTATAATGTAATGTAAGGTGCTAAGAGAACTGCTCCTGCTACTACTAGACATGCTAGTACAACAGAAGCAATAACTATAATTAAAATATCTCTTTACATAGTTTCACCTCCTGTTCTCTATGTAAAGATATATACTTAGCTATAGTTTATAGTCATACAGCTGGACTAAGATACTAGCGATAGATAGGAACAGCTATCTTATCACCGATCTGTAATTGGCGAGACACTGCACCTCCTTCCATCTTTGCTGATTCGCGGACAGCAATCGCTTCCGCATCTCTAACATCAAAGGTAACATTACCTCCTTTGTTAGCATCCAAGATAATATTGTCTAAAGTGTCTCCACTTTTGACAATATGAAGTTCGTAGTGATGTGGTGTTTGTTCCGCAAATGTTACAATACCGAATGTTGCTGTTGCCATTACTACTGCTGTCATTGTTGCTACGATTAACTTTTTCATACTATTTTTCCTTTCCTCCCATCAATTAGACATAGACATTGTGAAGGAAGTGTTTTGTTTAACACAATGTCTTAATCAAATTGCCCTCATCACATTGATGTGGACCATGGTCGATCGACCATTGTTCAGCCCAAACAACACCCTGAATCAAAGCAGGGGGGGCGAACTTCGATCGATAGACCATATATATATAAAACACTTACCCCGTCTAAAAAAATCTTACAATTCCACCGATATAAGAAAAATGAATACAATATGAATTTCCACCTATATATGATTCTCATTTGCGCACCGCTAAATGATAACCATATTCCAGCAATACTCTCGCAAGCTCGACAAAAAATCTTACAATTCCACCTATATAAGAAAAATGAATACAATATGAATTTCCACCCATATATGATTCTCATTTACGCCTCTGAATTCTCATTTATTCCTTCCCCCTTTTATTTCCCAAAAATATACGCAAAGAAATTTTTACATTATATGCCGAACATATATTCGATATTATAAATTAAAAAAAAGAGAAGCCCTAAAAATAAGGCTTCTCACATTTAATGAAGTTTAGCTTGTGGGATGTATAAGAAAATATCAGCGTGAATAATATTATCATCCGGGATTAAATCATATATATATTTAGTATCGACTTGAATTGGCTTATGAAGATATATCTCGATCTTATCGCGACAGAGCAAATCGTTATCGTCGCCGAATACTATTTCCTTAACAGCCCCATCAAGAGCTTCTTGTATTTTAACAGCAAAATCGTTAAATACTTCTTCGTATTCTTCCATGTATTCTCTGAATGAATCGTTAAACGGTGTATATAATTCGTTAAGCATATTTATTATGTCCTTTCGATAATTCTTTAATTTCTTCTTTAAATATAAGCGTTTCAAATTCGCCGATAATTGAAAAATAATCCATCGAACGTTTTTCTATATATTCTTTTGCTAATAGTTTTATTACCGCTAGGTGAATTATTTTCTTAATGAACGTATCGCTAAGATAATTAATACTTTTGCGATCACGTACTTTAAATATACGATAACTAACTAAATGAGCTATATCGACAGTAATGTCGATATAAAAGAAATAAGTAGCATAAAAAGTAAGTGTTCGATACGAATATTCTATTAATTGTTGTTTTGTCATAGATATTATTTTTCGATAATTAATAACTTTGTGCCGCCGTAAAAAGGCTATTAAGGAAACATTATATTAATTCTTTAAAAATAACGTCTTCGAACATTTTATATGCTTCGTATTGATTTTTTGGTTTCGATACGATTAACATACCTTTGGTAAGTGCAAAAACGACATCTCTATTTTGTAATTCCCATATTCTTTTTATAATTTGATTTACGAAATGAGAAGGACCGTAATTATATTCGACACTTAATTTCTTTTCATCGATTAAATAAAAATTATTATTATCGTAAGTATAATTAACATCCGATAGTAAAAACGTATCGGTAATCGATCGATACCACATATCGATCAAAAAACAAAATATACCGACTTCTTTACTAGGCAAAGAATAATTTGCATAAATAAATCTTAATAGTTCTAACGAGCTAATATTTCTCATAAATAAAAAATCCTCCATATGAATAATAATAGTATATAATATTATTATATCATATAGAGGATTAAAATCAAAAGTTATATGTGATATATATTAAGAAATAATATATATGCCAAAATTAAAATTGTTACCGAGATGGACTAAATTATGTTCAACGTCTGGTCGATTTCTAAAACCATAACGCATGCAAATATAACCATCTTTAATAAATATATTTTTTTCAAGATTATTTGTATCGCTTCGTCTTCGTCTTTCATCAAAAACAAATGCATTGCTTTCATCAGCCAATTCACTTCTCAATATTATATTTACATTAGTTTGATAAGCTCTTTCTGTATGATAATCATCAGATCTGCCTGTAGTATAATCATGTTGTGTTTGTGTATGATAATAAATACCTGAAAAACTTTTAGGAACCTTACACAAATACAAATCACAAACATATAAGCCATTATCACGATAAAGAAAATCAATACGCATTTTAGGCCATTCAGCATATTCTGGAACTAGTTTATATATAGAGCCTCTATTGCTACTATTGCCGTTTAATTTAATATTAATTATATTAATCTGATTTTTAAGTTCCTCGATTTCTTCTTGAAGAGCAAATTTCTTAACTTCTTTTGTCGTAGAATTATACCAGCCTGGACGATTAACACAGCATAAGTTAGTTTCATAGGTGGCACCATCGTAATCGCCTAAGTCAAGATGAGCTTTACCATCACGAATTTGTTCAAGCGTAGCGCCATGTCCTATACGATGATATTTGCCGGTACCTGGGCCTGTTTCGATACGAATAGAACTGCCACCATTTTCAGTGTTTTCGAATTTAATATCGCCGGTCATTGTACCGCCGCTTTTTTGAAGAGCACCTGCTAATAATTTAAGAATATCGTTTGCTAATTTTTCTTGAGTAATAGCACCGTCTCGAATCTTAGGACCAGTAACACTTCCGTTAGGATGATCGAGTTCCTGGGCATTCTTATGCTTATTAAGTTCGTCGCGAAGATTATTTAATAATCGAGTAACTTCGGCATTAGCACCGCCTAGTGAAGCCGCTAATTCATTCTTTAAATTATTTAACAGCGAATCAATCTGTTCTTTTAAATAATATTTAGCAAGAAGATCAGCTAATAAACCGTCGATAGCTTCTTTTGTATAATGTTTTTTTAACAGATCTGCCTTAGTCGGAAATAGTTTATAAAGTAATAATGCACTTAATGCTTTATCCTCGCTAAAATTAGATTCACCTTCGATGTATTCGTCGAAAGAAATGATTTCTTTTTTGTCGACGTTTTTAACACGATCTTTTAAATGGTTAAGCATTTCTGCTCGTTTCGGTTCGCTTTCGCGAACACTAAACTCATAATCATATATTGTATTATTATTATCTGCCATTTACCTATTGCTCCTGACTAATTTTAATCCATTTATTATTAATACCGATAAAGACTTTTTCGTCTTCTTTTGCTAGCTGACCTTCGTATTGAGGAACTGCAAAATCGGTTTTATTTACGATACTATATACCGTATCTTTTACGAATCCGGCACCTAACTTAACATGTTGTAATACATGAGGTTGATTCATATCGCTATTAATAATAGTCGTACCTGTTTGTAAATCCGTTAAAGAAGATGTATCACCAGTGCCTTTAAATATGACACGGCCAAGTCTATTAAAATATGTACTGTGAACATTATTTTTTTCTTTAAAAGGTTCGTTCGCAATAATAGTGCCAGTTACCGGAATATAAGCATGACTAATGCCTTCGATATGATTATCGCCTTCGAGAATTACGGTCGAATGAACGCATCGAATACCAGCCCATGCATTTTTAAGGTTAACGGTATTTAAATAAACGAAAGAATTATCGGTTGCATTTACCGAGATTTTATCTTTATTATCTTTAGTTTTATTCTTAACCGAATTAATTTCAGAACGAGTTACGATAACGGAACTATTTAAAACTTCTAACTGATACTGATTGTTTTCATTATCAGAAATAAAATCGATATCGGTAAAAGCTACTTTCTGACAATTCTGAATTAATAATGATGGGAAGATAACTTTTTTATTTTTATCAACAGGAGAAAAATTAACTTCGTTATCGATTGAACGGATATTTAAAGCATTAAATCGCATATCTTTATTCGTATAATTGATGCGGGAAGTATAATCACCTTCCGATACAAATACTCGAACATTTGCACTATTGTTACTATTTAAATAACGAATTACTTCGTATAATTCAGTAAACGGAGTTCGACGGTCGCCAGTCTTAATCGTACCCGTATAATTCGCATTTAAATAAACATCGCCCCAACGTCCTTCAGGATTCGTCGATGCTAAGAAAATATTCTTATTATAATCGACTGACTCTTTGCGATACGTAATATGGATCGGTTCACGTTGCTGACCTAGAATATAGATAGCAGCAGCCATATCGGCCATCGTACTTTCGAACGTATGATATAAATATTCGGATTTTAAGAAATCTTTAGTCGTTGTACATACAACGGTTTTAGGTCGTACATGACGATAAATATTTGGAACTAAAGAAATACCGTGATGATTCGATTTTAACAAATCGACATTCGCCGGTACATCGCTAGCAAAATGAGCCATAGCATCGTAATTGCAATCGCCTTGGAATACTAATTTTTTGCCGAGATAACTTACGTTAAGACAAATCGATAAATTGTTATAATCGTCACTATTAATAGATTTATAATAAGCATAATCTTCGTCTTTGTTATTATAGAAGAATAAATCGGCCTTACCGAATTTTATATCGCCGCTCGGAGCAAATTCAATCGCTGTATTATTCTGTCCACATACCGTTATCAAATTCTGATATATTTTTTTTAATACATCGAGTTTCATCGCATACTTGCCTTGAAGCTCTTGCTTATCAGGATTAGGAACATACATTTTTTTTACTTTTTTAGTTTTAATTAGTTTTTCGAAGTTGCCGTAATGGTCGCCATGATAATGACTAATTAAACCAAACTCGAATGCGTCGATATTATGCTGAGCCATTGTTTCTGTGATCGATTTATAGTTCAATTCAGTATTCGCTAAGCTGTCGATAATAAACCATTTTTTATCGACGCCGACAAAGATACAATCGCCCGATTGTTCTTCGACATCGCCGAATAACGGAAATACGACTTCGAGTGTATTATCTTTTTTAGCAAACTTTTTTAATTCGTTTGCGATATCGTTAATAACTGTCATAGATCATCCTTTATTTAAATTAAAATATTCTACTGTATTATATTACGTTATAAAAAATCCCCGCACTATCAGTACGGGGATATATTTTATTATAAATGATCGTTCGGTTGTAAAGCAACCATACGCCAAGATCCAATACCTTGGGTCGATTCTGCAATATAAAGTGTGTTATTAAAAATAGCCATTTGACCTGCAAATTTAGGAGCACTATTAATATTAGGAGCTAGAATATCAGATTTTTTTACATATTCGCTCATGTCAGGTTTCATGACACGCATAGCTCCATCTTGAAGTTTAGATACATTGAAATGGCCATAGAAATCGATTACGGTACGTTTTTCAGTACTTAAAAAGTTTTCGAAACGAACTTCGGTAGAACCTGGTTCAATAAAAATTGTCGGTAAATCTTGAGGATTAGTAGTCTTTTGAATTACGTACATAATCTTATCCGTACCACCAGTAATCGGATATTGTTCATCAGCAAAACTAAGTACGCGCGTATTTTGACGTTGCGGAGCAGCTACACTAAAATCAAGATGAATTTTACCGAAACCGGTAATCGGATCGACTAAGATATAACTCAACTTATCCTTATCAGTCTTAGAAGTTAATTTAACGAGAGAATCGTTAATAATTCTAAACGGAATCTTAACCGGATTAACTCGATATAATTCGAACATATCTTTTTTAGCAAATAATTCGTCCGTTTTAACTTTATTATAAATCGCTTTATCGTAATGATTTGTCGTAAGTACAGTATAAGAATCTGTACCATTATAATGCTTAAGTTCTTTGCCGGATACAACCGTTGTATTACGTTTATCGCCGACTTCTAAGTTATTATTACCATTAATTTTAGCTATAACATAGTTAATTGTGCCATCTGCAGATTGGCCATGATAACCGACTTTATTACCGACTACGATACCATTATTCAAAAAGTCATTATTAATATTGTTAAAATACCTTCTTGCAAAATCGTATTTATAAATACGAATATAATCGTGGCTATTAGCCGCCATATAAATAGCACCATTAACTAATGCAAAGTCTTCGATTTCGGCTTTTGGTTCAAATTCAAGTTCACGAACAATCGTAGCTTTATCACTGTCAATTTCGACTTCGACGATGCGACGCATCAAGCTAAAGATAACTTTATTACCGATAAATAATGCACCGTTAGAATCGTTATTTTTTTCGTTAACGGTAATCGTATATTCTTTACCATCAGTCAAATTGCTGTCGGTATAAATACGAATTTTACGAGTACTATTATCAGTACCAGGAAGAATGCTTACATATTGACCTGTTACAGGATTATAACCGACATTATAAAAACGATCGGTATAATCTTTAAATTCACCAGGAGTTAAATCGTCGTTAAGCGTATAAATTCGATTGCCGTTAGCTGCACCATTCGTAGCCCGTAGTTTACCATCGAAAAATAAAGTATTACAGTGGCCAAGTTTGTCAGCACCAGTATTCTCTACATTGCGCGCGACACTAAAATCTTTATTTAACTCATATAAGATTTGTGTCGTACTATCAGCATTAATACAAGCTACGATAAATTTTTCTGTTTGACGAAGTTTGCCACTAGGATAGTACATAAATAAATCTCCTTCTCTCTTATCATTTTTAAAAAGAGATTTTTGTTTTACATTTCCATTTTCATAATAAATTATAGCTTCTCCATCTCTTTTTCCATTCTTAAAAAAATCTTTCTCTTTTAGTTTACCACTAGGGTAA